GTAACAGTATTAAAATGTTCTGTAGATTTATTTATAGTTGTATATGCCATTACTCGTTCAATCCTTTAGTTGATAGAGCTGTGTAACCTGCTGGTACATCATACTCAAATTTACCGATACCTGATGCGTTACTTCCTTCTGAAGATATTGCTGTTGTTCCAAAGAATCCATCGCCAAAGTTACATTGTACTGATGATGCTGCACTATTAAAATCACCAACTGCAAAATGATAAACACCATTAGTTGTTGAAGATGGAGCAGTAATTGATTTAGCACCTGTGCCTGTGCTACCTGAAGTTGGTACTCCTGAATTTTGAAAAGTTCCATTTATAGAAAAATATAATTTATTGTTATCTAAATCCATAGCAACACCTAAAATATCATTATTAGATAATGCACTTCCATAACCAGCTGGTGAAGCTGCCTGATTTGATTGAATGTTTCCATTTGAACCAACATAAGCATAATCGTATTGACTATGACTTAAATAAGTAGATTTTTCTCCATTGCTAATTCCTATTGAAACATCATTTGGATTTGCTGTAACTTTAAATTCAGCATACCATTTTCCTGATGATACTGCTAGAGTTGAAAAAGTATAGGGATAAGAAGTTGAACCAAAAGTTATTGTGTTATTATTATTAGCAAAAGAAAAACCTGTTAAAGTATTTCCTCTATGTAAAGGATTTAAAGTGGCAAAAACATTACTAGGACAATCTTGAGTATTAGTTAATGTACCACCACCTACACTCCAGTTATTAGAATTAGATGATTGGTCTGTAACTGTATTTCCATCTTTTAAAATCGTAAAACCATTTGTACCTAATGTAAAAGTAGGATCAACTTTAATTTTCCATTGACCAGTTGTACTATCTGTTTCTCCAAATACTGTTGGTGCATAAACATAACCATCTGAAAAATGTACATGAGACATAAGACCCTGAAAATAAGCTGAACCTTGAACATTATTTCCTCTGCCTATTCTATGCTCATAACCATCATTAATAGATGCATTTCTATTTTGTGTGCTTGTTGTTTCAGTTCTATAATTACTTAATCTTGTTCCATTAACATATATAATTTGTCTATCTGCAGCAGTTGCATTTGATGTATCAAATACTAAAACTATGTGCATCCAAGCATTAACATCTCTGTATTTTTCAGTTGTAATTAAATAACAATCGTTTGAATTATTCCATCTATTTTGAAAATTTATTTCGTCTTGGTCATTAAATCTTAAATTAGTATAATAATTACTTCCACCATCATCAGCATAAAAAAGTATTTGTTCAGAGCCTAAACCAGTTCTTTTAATCCAAGCACTCCAAGTCCACTTATTTTTATCTGTTGGTGAACCACCTAAAGTTTTTGTTAAATATGTGCTAGCCATTAATTAAATCCTCCTCCACCTGTTGCACCTACTGATACAGTTATAGAAAATGCTCTATCTACTGTTTGTGATTCTGCATCCGTTGCTCTTAAAGTAAAGTTATAAGTTGTAGCAGATGTTGGGTTAGGTGCTGTTCCTGTTATTGCTCCTGTACTAGAATTTAAAGTTAAATTCATAGTAGCAGCTGGTGTATTAGCATTAGATGTCAATACACTTGTTGTTTCGCTAAATGCTATTGTTGAGTCTGATGACGCATCAACATCCAAAGATACTGAAGTTCCTGCTGCAACTGTGCCTAAGCTACCTGCTCCAGTTGAAAATGAAGGAGCTGTACTTGCAGTAATTATTGCATTTGTACTTCTAGCTGCTCTACCATTTTCTAACTCTATTCTAACATAGTAAGATCCTGATGCTAATGTAACATTAACAGATAAACTTGTAGCACTACTTAAGCTAACTGTATTAGCTCTTGTAACAGCTCCGTCTGTCTTAACAAAATCTACTATTGGTATTCCTGAAAAATTTGTTCCTGTAATATTTATTGTTGTAGCTGTAGCTGGTGCAATTGTTTGAGATACATCTGCTACTGTTGGTACTGTAGGTTGAGGTACTTCTGCAAAAGATAAATTACCTGAACCATCTGTTTTTAAATAATAACCATTAGTAATACTTGATGGTAAAGTTAATGTATAAGATTGTGCAGCAGAATGAGGTGGTGCTTTAATTTTTACACCATGAGTATTAACATGACAGTTTAATTGAATATAACCATCATTAGATGATCCATCACCTTTTGCTGTTAGTCCACCATAAGCTGCTGTAATAGTAGCATCAGTTAAAGTTTTAGTTGCCATTGTAGTTGGCAATCTTGCGTCTGATAATGTGCCTGATGTAATTGATGATGCTGCGATTGCTGCAACATTAAATGTTCCAAAACCAACAATATCTACAATATCACCAGCAGTTGCACCTGATGCTAATACAACAGATGTACCTGAAGTTACAGTTACGTCTGTACCATTAACTAATTTAACACCATTTAAATATACATCTATAAATCCTGCATCATATGCAAGTGTATTTCCATTATCATCTGATCCAGTAAAGGTTGTTTGACTACCTGAAGCTGTGTATTTAAATCTAGCAGATGTACCATTTACTGATGATCCAGCAGCTGCCCAACCTGATGACTTATAAACTTTTAATTCATTAGCTGTTGTATCAAAATATAGATCACCAACATTTAAAGAATCTGTGGGAGCTGATGATGATATTCTATATACTTCAGCAAAGTTATTTACTGAACTTAAATTTGTTGCAACTGTAGTAACATTAGCTGAGTTAGCTGCTAAAGTACCTAATCCACTAATTGCAGCAAGTGTATTCATATCAGATACATTTTGTGTTGTACCTAATGTGTTCATATCTGAAACTGCATCAGCTGTTCCTAATCTACCAATCTCAGTTGCTTTACCTGCTACTGTTGTAACTTCTGTAGCTTTTGGAACTAATCTATGAAATGTGTAAGTATTTAATGTTGTAGTTGTTTCTACAATTAATCCAAATCCTGAGTTGTAAGTTGTACTATTATCTGCTCCATTAATTGTAACTGTAGAATTACCTACTGTTCCATTAGCAATAGTAATAACTCCACTACCACTTGATGTATAGTTTGTAGATAAAGCTTTAATACTTACAAGTGTACCTGCTCCATCATTAACATCAGGGTTAGCATTTGGAAAAGCTAGTTCATTAGCTATTGGAACAAAGCCACCTACATCATCTACTAAATCTATAACTCTAGCATCAATAGCAGCTGTTGTTGCTACTCTAGCATTGTCTGATGACCAAGTATCGCCTGATGAAATAGTCTCTGTTGAATCTTGTCTAAAATATCTACCATCAGAAGCTGACGTTGTAAAAAATGAAACATCATCAGGTGTAGATCCTGACTGTTCTGAATTAGTAACAATAACTGAATCTGCTATTTTAGCAGCTGTAACTTGATTATCACCAAGATGAGCTGTATCAATAGATCCATCTACAAGATGTTCTGAATCAATACTATCATCTGCAATCTTAGCACTTGTAACTGCATCTGCACCAATCTTAGTTGTGGTTACAGCACCAGCATTTATTTTACCTTCAGTAACTGCATTAGCATTAATCTTAGCAGCTTCTACTGCATTGGTTGCTAGTTTAGCAGCAGTAACATTTGCATCTGTAATCTTTGCTGTTGTTACTGAGTCTGAAGTTAATTTAGCTGATGAAATAGAATCTTCAGGAATTGAATCATTTGTTTTAGATAATGCTGCAAGATATATAACTAGAGTTTCACTTGATAAAGATCCTGAATCCCAAGTTACATTTACTGTTGTATTAGTTGAAAAAGATGTACTAGCTATTGTACCAAATATTGTTCCTGTTGAAGATCCAACTGCTTTTACTCTACGTCCTGCATGATAAACTGAAGTTACGTTTGCACCATCTACTCTAAATGCTGTTGCACTAACATAGGTAAATGTATGAGATCCATCACCATCTCCATAGATTACCCATTGTGAATCATTGTACCATTCTCTTACGTCAGCAGCTATAGCTCTAAATGCATTATTAATGTTAGAAGGCAACATACCTTCTGCAATAGACACACCTCCTACTGATGTATTATTACCTGCCGTAGTACTATAATCTTTTATACCTGCCATTTATTCTCCCATAAACCAAGCAAATGCTTTATTATTTTCTGTATTTTTTTCGTTAATTAATGTGTTAATAGCTTCTTCAATTTGTCTTTGAAAAAACTCTTGTGTTTCGAAACTATATCTTACGTTATCTATATCAGTTTTGTCTGTCACGTTTATTCCATCTTTTATTCCAAGCCCAAACATTTAGCTTAGATGAATACTTTTCTATCAAACCCAAAATGAACTTCATCATCTTATACCTGCTTTTACAGCTGTTATATCTATCCCTTGACCATGATTAAATATCGTACCACTTGGTACTTTGACATTTGCTCTGAAGTATCTTCCTGATTGTCTAATAGGATTGATACCACTATCTGTCATAGTCGCTGAGCTAGATTCTGTAGCAGCATTTGCTAATCTATCTCTAGTCTTGATAGTTACTGTAGCCTGAGCATCTACTATAGGTCTAACACCAGTTATAGAAGCTCTATGACCAGGAAATATCTCAACTTCAGAAGTCTCTATCTCAGAAATATTCTGAGTTCCACTGAAAATTGCAGCTTCGTAAGAGTTATTTATAGCTCCTAAAAACCTCTGCCCACCATTCCAAAAGTCAGTATCTAAGGCAATATTGATGTTTTCTAGGTTCTCAGAGATAGTATTCATAAGCTCTACTGTATAAGCTCCTACAAACTGACTAAATATAAAACTAGCATTTGTGTCTGCTAATGACCATTTTTTAGTAGCATAGTTATATATCAAAATTCTATCACAAATACCTGTAGTATTAGCTTGATTTTGTGTTGATGGATATAACCACATAGCTAACTGATTAAATGGATCTACAGCTGCACATATTCTATCTGTAAATGCTTTGTTTAAATCTAGATCAAAAAATCTATTTACTTTTTCTGCTCCTATACCAATAACATTATCTCCTTGTATTTCAAAGAATCCGTCATCAGCATAAAAGAAAACTCGTCTATTATCTTGTGCTACAGTCTTACCATAAACAGCTCCTCTATTAGGAGATATAACTGATAATCTAAATACTGTTGCACCACCTACATAGTCCATACGGATAATTTGATTTTGTCTAAATACATATCCATATTCACCTGAAGTTATATGTACAATCTCACCACCTGAACCTGGTAGATCTTGTTGATCAGCTTGTTTGCTTCCTGATTGCCAAGTACCAATATCATTAATACCTGACCATTGTACTCTATTCTGATTAGTAGGTTGATTACCTGTAACTAAAAAATCTCTAACAACTCCTGATACTTTAAATGTAGGTACAGTTCCTGATGTAGCTATTGAAGATAAATTAGCAAAATTAGTTGATGAACCCATTAAATAGTATTGAGGTGCATCTACACCATTGCTTGCTACAATATGATTACCAAATTGAGTAAACGTAAAGTAATCATCATTACCTCCAGTAAGAGATCCTTTTCTAGAAGTAAATGTACCACTAGCTAATTGATATATATCTGTATTCTTAGCTACAAAATTAAATACATTACCTGAATTATCTCTAAAAGATCCACCACCTCTAGCATCAGCTCCAATATTATTAGAACTATAGCTTACCAATGAAGGAAATCTCTTATAAGAATTTAATGCGTAATATACATTTGTTGCTACGTTAGCTCCTGGATTCAAATGTTTAGGTTGATCAGGTAGCCACTCTCCAAAAGGTATCTGCATTATTTTCTCCTATAGAATGATAGATCTGTACTTACAT